AGGAAGATGCGGGATGCAGAATCATGGCTACGAAAGGAAAGGGAGCGACTCCTAGCAGAAAAACAAGCATACCTGTTGGTAGCTTTCCTATTCCTAATATACCTTTGGATGCTAATAGGTCTGGTAAGCAAGATTGGGAGAGCGTAGTGGGATGGATTGCTGCTTGTGTTCTTGTCGTATTGTTGTTACCTGTTTTAGGTATGCTTTACATAGATATTTTGCAAGCCAAGCATGAAGCTAAACAACAACAGGAAAAAGTGCAAAAGCTGATTAAAGAACTTGAAAGGGAAAAAAATGACAAAGCAACTTGAGAAAGATTCAGCCTACAACGAGTTTGATACCGATCATGATGGCGTGGTCACCGATGCTGAGTTGGCTAGATCAGAGCGCATGATTCTCATTGAGAACATGGACAAGATGGCTGACCAGCAGCGGGTTATGGCTTGGGCGGCTTTAGGCGCACCCCCTGTTTTAATTGCATTCCTTGCTTCTGCTTGGGTGACGCTAGAAAAAGTTAATGCGTTGGCAGGACTTACCACTACTTACTGTGCGGCAATGGGAACGATTGTGGTTGCGTTTATGGCAGCACAAGCCTATGTTCGTGGAAAGACAGGCGAATGAGTTTATTTAATCCTTGGGTGCTGTTGGGCATCCTGATGGCTGTTTTAGGCGCTTTTGGTAGCGGTTACTACAAGGGTAGCGAGGATGAGAATACTCGCCAGCAAGTAGAGATTGCCGCTTTGAATGCCAAGGCTAGGGATACTGAGCAAGCGATGGCTCAAGTGGCTCAGAATTATGGACAAAAACTAAGAAAGGCAAATGATGTTGCAAAAGTTAAAGAAGACAAGTTGCGCTACGATATTGCTTCTGGCAAGCGCAAGCTGTTCATTCCTGTCAAAGCCCCCGACTGCTCCATACCAGCCGCCCCAGATGCCCCCGTTACCGATGGAGATAACAGCGGAGAAGCATCAGCCGAACTTAGTGGAGAGGTTAGTGAATCTCTTATCGCCATCGCCAGTGAAGGAGATGCAGCCATCAGAAAACTCAACGCCTGTATCGAATCCTACGAAACCTTGAGGAACATGAAATGACTATCTACATTCCTCTGCTTTACATTTGCATAGCATTGGAATGTAAGTTTTTTCAGTCAGAGATTTACACCTTGAGTAAGCAAAAATGTGAACAAGAGATTGCTCAACAAAAAATTGAAATTACCAAACAAGGTAATACAGTTGATGCAATTTGTATTGACATGGACATTAAACTAGAGAAAAAACAAGATTTATACAACGTTGTTTATTAAACATTGAACAAATCACGTTAAGATTCATGTTGTTGTCATTGATTTAGTTTACTTTATGGCAACTTCACTGGAGTTGTCATGCCAAAACCTGTTTACAGCGATGAAGAATTCATTGAACTTTGGAGAACCTACCAGTCGGGTTCTGTCATGGCAAAAGCCATCAACATGGATTTGCGTAGTATTCTTAGGCGCAAAAATGCTATAGAACTTAGGTATGGCGAAAATCTTAAGTCAAAAAACAATCCCACTCAAACTGTAAAATTAAATGCAGCTAGGAAAGAACTAGGGATTGAAAATGGCGTTGTTCTGGTTTTTAGTGATGCTCACTTCTGGCCTAGTGTCCATACAACAGCGTATAAGGGTCTTCTTTGGGCGATTAAAGAGTTTCAACCCAAGGCTGTCATTGCCAATGGAGATGTATTTGATGGCGCTAGTATTAGCCGTTTTCCTCGTATTGGATGGGATTCAACGCCATCGGTAATACAAGAGTTGAAAGCCTGTGAAATAGCCCTTGGTGAGATTGAGGAGGCTGCTAAGAAAGCTAGACACAATGTAAACCTAGTGTGGACACTGGGTAACCATGATGCAAGGTTTGAGAACCGCCTAGCTGCCAATGCACCTCAGTATGAGTATGTCAAAGGGTTTTCCCTAAAAGACCATTTCCCTGCTTGGCATCCCTGTTGGTCTTGCTGGCCTACACAGGAAGTGGTTGTCAAACATCGCTGGAAGGGTGGTGTACACGCTACACACAATAATACTGTCGGTGCTGGTGTAAGCATCGTTACAGGGCATCTACACAGCCTTAAAGTGACCCCTTTTGCTGACTACAATGGCAACCGATTTGGCGTTGATACAGGCACTTTAGCTGATACTAATGGGGCGCAGTTTGTCAATTATCTTGAGGATTCTCCTACCAACTGGAGATCAGGGTTTGCTGTACTGACATTTCATAATGGGAAATTGTTATGGCCTGAGTTAGTGCATAAATGGGGTGAGGGACAAATAGAATTTAGGGGTAAGGTATATGACGTATGACCTTGTGGCTTATCTGAGATCAGAAATCAAAGAACTTCATCATATTTTGCATGAAACTCAACTGGCTTTGGCACAGGCAAATGACAGACTAAGCCGCCGTTCTGAACCTTTAACTGAGGAGCGTGTCTATACCTTGTATAGACGTAGCTTGGATTGGCGGCAGTTGGCTAGAGACATAGAAGCAGAACACGACATTGAATAAAAAAAGGGGAGTCCTAAGACCCCCCTGTAAAGGTCAACTGCGACTAAATTATGCCACACGTTCCCATACTAAGCCATCATCGTCTTCTACGATCTCTCCGATTTCGTATTCGTCGGATTCTTTGTCTTCGTCTTCGTCGCCTTCGTCTTCTTCGTCAGCTTCTTCATCGCACTGGTACTCGTAATCTTCGGTAACGTCATAGTCAACGCACCAGTCATGGTCTTTTTGGAATTGGATGAATTCCTGAATGATAGCGATCTTGTCAAAATCTTCTGTCTCAACAGTTACCTTGTCTGAACCAAAATCCCAATCTGCAATGTCAATCTCAATCTTGTACATAATGTTCCCCTTGTTATGGCATGATCGCCAAGTAAAATGCTATCCTCAATTTGTGACAGACACCAGCAATAATCCATCAATTTTTACTACGAAAGGTTAAAGAAATGAACTTATCAGCCAATTTTTCTTTGAAAGAACTCACGAAATCTGACACGGCTACCCGTCTTGGGATTGATAACACGCCCGATGATGAAACCATTGACAATCTAAAGACTTTGTGCGACAAGGTGCTTCAGCCTGTTCGTGACCACTTTGGTAAGACTGTTACTGTGAATTCTGCCTATCGTAGCCCTGAAGCCAATGGTGCTGTTGGCGGCTCTAAGACTTCAGACCATTGCAAGGGTCAAGCAGCCGATATTGAGATTGCTGGCGTTGCCAATGCTGATCTGGCTCAGTGGATTATGGATAATTTGGACTATACACAACTAATTCTTGAATTCTACACACAGGGTATACCCGACTCTGGTTGGGTTCATGTCAGCTATGACCCTAACAACCTCAAGAAGCAGGAATTGACTGCTGTTAAGGTGGCAGGGAAGACTCAGTATCTGAATGGACTACAGGCTTGATTTGAGTCTTACAGAAGTGTTTATGGGTGAGGTGTTCAAAGAAGATCACCTCACCACACTTTTCGCATAACCAAGCTACGCCATGATCTACAGTGGTTACTTTGTTCCCACGTTGACCATTACGTTTGCCATAAAAGGTTCGTATCTTGCGAATCATTTGCCAAGTTTAGCCTTTGAATAGATAAAAAAATCTTTCTTTTCAGTCATAGCAATACGCTCTCGTGCGTTCTTGCCAAAGGCTTGACCAGCAGCAAATTGCTTTAGTTCCTTGTCCCTTGTCCAGATTGAGGGAGTCCCATCTTTCCAATCAAAAACATTCTTTGGCTTGTTCATTTCTTCTTCTCCTTAATCTCTTTCTGAATCCCTGCGCTCATTTGCAGGAACATTCTCATCCACTTAGTCCCGCCCAACCTTACCAACTCAGCGTGTTCGGATTGGGTGAGTCTCAACGTGATGGCTCTACCCTGTTCTGTCTTCTCTTTCATCTTCTTGATCTTTTCTTTATTTGAGTTGCAAGAATGATTCTCTCAATCTTCTTGCACATATATCGGTTATCAGGTGTTCTTGTAAATTCGCAAGCTGGACACTTCACTACTCGTCTTGTTCCCTGTTTATTAGGAAGAAAACAAATCCGATGCAGACGCAGATTCCCAATGCGAACCCTGAAATCCCTATCACTGTTACCCATACGATTGTTTCCCACATTTGTCTTCTCCTTTGGTTTGTGATCTAAGGAATCAAAGTACATCAAAGACACTGCACAGGCAGCGGCAATGATGAACTTGATGAGGGTATTCATTTGCTTTCAGCCACTAACAGGTCGAGTTCCAAGGCTTTCATCTGTTCCTTGATGATGGTCATCTCTTGTTCCATCAGTTCAAGTTTCTTCTCAAGACGCTTCCTAGTTATGCTCTCGCCATGAGTCCAACCGATAGCAACGGCAGTATTGGCAACCTTGTCAATGAGTTCAATGATCTCGTTGCGGCTCATAAAGCCACCAACAATGTCTTTAGCTGGCGCTATGCGGTTTATCAGTTCTGTGATTTCTAGTGCGATGCTCATGTTGACCACCATGCGGCTAAGAGGATTGCAAGACCAATGCCGATGGCAACGGCGGCGAGAATGTCGGGGATTGTTTCTTTCATGGGGTTGCTCCTTTAAGGTTGAAAGATGGGGCTTGCGCCCCGTTGGGTTAGGCTGCTTTGCGAGCATCCATTTTTGTGTTGAATTCAAACTGCTTGCTAGTAACGCATTTGACGCAACGAAACTGCACAGCCTCTTGTTTGAATTCAGACCAGTTAGTTGAAATTGGAGTACGCAACATATTGCGACCACAAGCTGTTTTTGATGACCATCCTGTACCAGATTTGTTAAGGTGTGTAACTCTCATTTGAAATCTCCTGCTTGGTTGTTGATGTTGCCAATCATACATCGTTTGACTATCTAGTCAACCCCCCTGCATCTAATCCCACACATTTAACTAGGGTATTTAGTCAGATAGGACTTGACTTATTAATCCTATCTTCCCTAGAATCCTTACCCATGAACACACCAACCATGCAAACCATTGAAAACATTAAGGAAAAAGCTGAGAAGGCTGGCTTCACCATCACTGATGTTGCCCGCTATGCAGGCTTTGACCCATCACAGGTATCCCGTTACGCCACTGGTAGAACCATACCACTCGTGACTTCAATACAACGGCTAGAAGAATCGGTAGATTCCCTAATCCAGCAGCGTATTGAAGCCTTGAATGGGCGTACAGAATGACCACAACAGTCTTCACCCC